AAGAAGAGCTAACAACCGCTGATAGTAAATACTCACTAGCTAAAAGCTTTATCAACGCACTAGACCATCAGAAAGATTGCCTAGTGCAAATCTCAGCCAATAAAAGAGCTGAGGCAAAACTATTTTCAACTAATTAAACAACTAATAATAACATGGTAAATATCGAAGAACTACGTAAAAAATATAATCAAATTAATAAGCAACCTGCTCAAGACACACAAGACTTTCTCAAGAAGTTTTTAATGATGGAAGAAGGAACCACTCAGGTTCGAGTACTCCCTGCTAAAGACCCGGATGATAACTTCTACGCTGAGACAGGGATTCACCGTATTAACGATAAAAACTATCACTGCCCTAAAGTTAGCAAAGGTGAGGACTGTCCTTTATGTGACCTT